CTGCCGTGGCGATTCCAGTCTGCTGGATGTTGTTCCACAGTGAAGCCAATAAGACTAGCTGCTTTTTCAGCCATCCGATCAGCTCCTGTACGACACGCACCACTAACAAGAGTTACATCTTTGGGGTATCCCTGTTGTGAATACCAGTCTTCCAAAGTCTTATAGATGAGATCGTAATCATCCCAATCTCTGGACCCTGTGATAAGAATTCTCATCCGACTCTCCTAAGTCCTACTACTCGTACGGCTTGCGGATCAGTTCGCTTCTCGGGGAAGCTCGCAAGATAAAGCTCTTCGACAAATACGTCGACGTTCCAGCCATTCCGGTGCAATGTAACCTTCCGGTTCAATTGCTGAGACTGATGATCCCGGTGTGCTCTCTGCGAGATGACCCGCTTCGTCAATGTAGAGCGGACCGATCGAGAGTCCGAGATTTCGTATCCCGGAAACTTCGCGATCTTTCGCCAAACGGTACTGCTGCTCAATCTGTCTCCCCAGACTTAGTTTGCCTCCACGCTGACCGCCAACTATCCATGGGAAGTGACGGAGTATTGAGGTTTTGGTTTCTTCTTGAATTGGTTCGTATACTTCAAAGGTATTTAGAATGTATTTCTCAACTTGACCGAACTCTTTGCCCTGTTCGAGCCAGTAGTTGCGCATCCAGTCGAGTTGCCACTTATTGATGATGGGCTTCCAATCAGTCACGACAAGACCTCCTCAGTGATTTCTACGCCTTCACGAGCTAGTCGCTTAAGTTCCAGCTCCATGTCCCTGCTCCGTCGTTCACAAGCCGTGGTAGATGGCTTCCAATCTGCTTCTGAGACTCGGACGACGTGAATAGAGCCGCCTGCGATTCCTCGGATAGCGTCCCCACCTTGTACTGACAGAACGATATTGCTCGGATCTCGCCCTGTTCGAAGAGCGTAGATAGCTCCGATTCGCTGAGTTCCGAAGACGACGACTGTTTCTCCATGTCCACGTTCAGCAGGCCTTTCTTGCTTAAGATTCTTTTTTCGCATCGTTCCGCCGCCCAACGAATAGTACGATTGCTACCAGTCCGGCTAGGAAGATCCACGGCCAGAACCACTGACTTCCGAAGAACTGCAGCACAAAGCTGATGACCAACGCAAGTACCAAGAGGACTATGAGACATCCCCAGCCTGCGTCTTGCTTGTCTTTCTCTGACAGACCTGATTGCATTACTTCTCCTCCAAAGGTGCTGCAAGACCCCAAAAGCCTACCCAGTCTTTAATTTCTGATACCCGCCAACGTCGCAAGATGCCGAGCTCATCTCGAAGTCGGTATACGCCGTACTGACTGGGTTTGATTATTTGATGACGGAACTTACCCCGTACTTCCTGCTTTTGATTTACTTCGTACTTCGGGTGACCCGGGATCGTCTTCCATACCCCGTCGTACTCAGGGAATGCGGTCAGAAAGAGCTTCCAGTAATTGCGGGTGTACTGCTTACCCTTCTTTGTCACGTTGTAGGAGTAGCTGTTACCGTTCGGCACGGACATGATTAGGCGCTGCTCACCATACCGATTACTACGGAGATCCGCGTCCTCGTTCATCTCGTAGTCTGGGAACTCTGGAACCTTACGCCATTCCATGTCTGTTACATCGCGACCATCTACTGTGACGAGTCGTGCTTTTTTAACTGTTTTGCTAGGCATTGCTGAGACCTTACTAATTACGGGTGAAGTTCGGGAAAAGCCTTCTTGTGAAGGAAGCTGATGTTCATCATCGTGGGACGACCATCTTTGTAGAGAATGATCCGAGGGGTGCGCCCACCTTTTTCACGAGGTATGTTGTACTCCATACCAATTGCGCGAATGTCTTGGTACTGACTCATCTCGTAGTCCGGGAAGTTCTCGAGGGTTCGCCAGACTGGAGGAATGGATCTTGTTGGTAGAAGCTCATGCGGAAGGTCCAACTCTGTATATAGCTTCTTTGAGAGCTCCTCTTGGGTCTCCCAATCAGCAGCACTTGTAGGAAGACCTGACAGAATTCGTTCGAGGTTCTCTACTTCCGCCTTAGCAACATCAGGCCATTCTTTTTCCTTCTCAGACTCATCAACAAGCGTTACCAAGTTAGATCGCAAACCCTTGGTGGAGGACAGGAAGAAGTCGACATCGATCTCCAGCGTCTCCGATGTCATGTAGCCGTCTTCATTAAAGACCGGCAGTCGTACAACTTTCACTTAGCAATTCCTTCGAGGAAATAGACATTGTTACCTGACCTTTGCACAGCACGTTGCGTCCACTTCTCGAGGACATACTCAGACGCACTAAGCATGGATGCGAATGGACCTATGTATGAACGCCCAGTCCAAATCCAAAACACACCGTCTGCACTTTCGCGTATATCAAATCGCATTACCGCTTACTAATCCCTTCGAGGAAATAGACGTTATGACCGTACATTCTTTGTGCACGTAGTGTGATCATCCATATAATATGCTCTGATGCGGATAGTAGTGATGGGAAAGGCCCCACTTCACTAAAACCACTACAGACCCAAATTTGACCAGCGGTATCAACTTCAATAGTCGCATGTAATCCAAGATTCATTACCGCTTACCATCCTGTTCAGATCTGAGTGAGTGTGGGAAGGGCACGTGAGGTCTACCGTTCACGTACCACTTCCCATCCTCGGTTTTCTCCCATATGTCCCCGGTAGCGGTATCGACATATGATCCGGGACCCCACATGTCTTCCGGGTTCATTACTTCTGATCACTCATCAAAGCCAACAAACGAACTCGGTCCGACATGATTCGATCGCAATGTGCCGCGGCATCAGCTGAATTGTCGAAAGGTCCCACATCCGCATGACCGGTATCAACCCAGAATTTTCCGTCTTCTTTATGACTGACTATGGGAACTGCTTGATTATTAGTATGCTCGGGAAGCGATTCAAGTAACAAATCAAGAACGGCGTAAATGCTCTTATTCGTCATCGGACCAGTATAGTAGTGATTCGCATCTTTGATTTGTGTGAGTGCTTCTCGAACGGTAAAGGGTATGTTAGTTACGACCGTAGCCATTACTTCTCCTTAGGAAACGCGCCCGCCATGATTGAATCAAGCGAGATCACGAACTTCTGACGGTTGATCCAGAACTCCACGAACTCGCCGTCGTTGGGACGCATGATAAATTTGTAAGGGGCTGACGGGGCCTTGGTGGTCACCCGTCGTACTTGCCGGTTTGCATTTACTTCGTACTCGGGAAAGCCCGGAACAGGCCGCCAGTCCAACTCGCGCTCTTCATTACGACGCAAGTCAGCCAGACGGCCATATCCCTTAGCCCTCTTGTACAGGTCGGGCTTCTTCGGCATTTACTTCCTCAATTTCTGCGTGTAATTTTAGAAAGAGCTACATCCATACGTGCTTGATGTTCCATCCGCTCTTTCATTCGCCGAAGAGATTCTATGCGCTGCCGTTCTTCTTCGGCTTTAAGTCCTTGTGCCAACGATTCAAGACCTGCAATCATTGCGTAGACTCCTGAGGCAGCTGCATACTCCGAATAGTTCATCTCGAAGGTCGGCTTCTCATTCATGATACGCATTTCACTTGCTAGAGTCTCGAGCGCCTTCGAGGTAAGACCTATCGCCATTGTGGAAGCAAATCGTGTTTGTAGAGGGAGACCCACTTGATTGCACGGGCGGTATTCACCATATAGTCTTGATGATACGCTGAGGTAGTCAACATTTTTATATAGATGTAGCGTGCAACTTTTTGGCTAAGCCCCACGCGCCTAGCCATCTCATAAGCTTTCTCAAGATTGGTCACTTCTTATGCACCTCAATCCAACCAGTCTTCGAGACGTTACTGGTCTTTTCGTATTCGTTATTGAGAGCCCCCCGAGTTGCGAGACCTACAAAGGATGGCGTCTCCCCAAGTTCCGAAATCAAGTAGAGACCTGACGAGAGCTGCAGGTAACCCGGCTCAAGGTTGTAGTCAGCTTCAAGCTGCTTTTTGTTTTCTCTGGTAATCTTGAGTGCCTTCAAAGGAAGGTACCATCGCTTTCTCGTTGAAGTTCTTCTTCTCCATGATTGACTTTAAAATCGCTCGGTCAATGAGGGAGTCAGACTTAAGGATATAATAGTAGAGATCCGTGTACTTAGTGTTGAGTCGATCAATTCGTCCCTTGGATTGGTGATTGATCTTGTAGGAATAGTTGAGAGAGAAAAAGGCCATGGCATCGGTCGTGATACAATTCCATCCCTCAGCCCCTGCTGTATATTGGACAAGGTATAGCCAACGTCTTGAAGTTGGGACCGCATCGTGTTTATGTCCGTTCCACTCGGCGCTAGATATGCCATGGAGGACGCCGAGGGTTCGAAGATCTTCGAGTTCGTAGTTGAAGTTATAGAAGACGATGAGTCGATCATGTTTGTCCAGTAGTTCCGATATAGCTCGGAGACGCGACGCATGGCTATTGACAAGCTTTCGCGCGACGATGAAGAGTTCGCTAACATCCTTGAGTGGTCGATCCTCATATATGTGCCAGCGTTTCTTCCAAACACGCTCGAACTTTTCCTTATCGAAGTCCACCGGTACGTACTGAATGTGACGGGTCGTATGTCGTGGGTAGGGCATGTACACCGTGATATTACGCAAATGCCGTAGCAGTGTGCCGGTTCCCACGTAGCGATCGATAGAGGGGAACTTAACGAACCTCTTATAGACCACGTGCCGTTCGACGAACTCTGACTTGTTCTTGTAAAACCCGTTCGCGAGAAATACCGGACAGTAGTCCATCCAGACATCTCCAGGAGTGGCACTAAGCAATATCCATTGGTTAGCTTTAGCGATCTTGAGGAAAGCTTTAACCCAAGACCCAGAGCCAACGAGTCTTTGCTCGTCGAAGATGAAGAATGCATTCTTTACGTCCTTATACTTCTCAATGTTGTTCCACGAATCCGTGACAACTTTAACGCCATCGCTATTGAATTCACGTGACGTAGAGAGGCCGAAGGGAGCAGCTTCTTCCTCCCAATCAAGATTGTCTCGTTTCTTTGCCGTTGTGATGATGTAGAGATCCATAGGTAATTGCATTTTGACATAATCGCCGAATCCATTGATTCGAAGATCTCCCTTACACGCTCTAAGTACGTAGTAAGCGATCGCTGTGCGCGACTTACCTGTTCCCACGTCTCCGTTGAGAATGCATCCATTCTTCATCTCCTCAATTGCTTTAAGTTGGTGTTTGCCTAGTTCTACTCCGGCCAACCCTGATCAACTTCCTTGGCTACCCCGGTCATCTCTTCCCACTTCCAACGCTCCACCGAATACAGAACATAACGGCACTCGTCAATATCGCAGATGAAATTAAGCTTTTTGAATGGTGAGTGCGGATTGTCATTTGGGAATGTTAGATACGCCATCCTCAACTTATGTTTATGAGGTTCTAATTTTTTCGCAGGCATCGGCCAAGGTTTTAGATTTCCAGGAAGAAATACGTAATCGGTATCCGGATTTGCTCTAAGCCACGGTTCTAGTGGGACACCCGCACAAGCTCGTCGTCCCTCCAACCATCCGGGATACCAATCGTGTGGTTGATGAGGGGCTGATGTATTACAGTTTCGAACTTTCATCACGTCTTCTTTCTCTGCGGTTTAGTAGGCCTATGCCGTCGACAAACAGAAGATATTCGACTGCGTCCATTACTCACTCAGCTCATCAGCGTCTTCGTGAATCACCGCGGGTACTCTCCCGGGGCAGTGATAGTTTGCACTACCTATGTAAGCTCCGGAGTCCCGATAGAACACGTGAGCATAGTGTGGAATGTCCTGACCGCAGAAACGTGCTACCCAGTCCATTAGATCTTGGAGCCCGTGTGAAGCCAGCCCTGAGGACCCTGCTCAACAATTCCGGTGCAGTTCCCATTGCCGCATTCGCAGTTGTTACGCATAACTCTTCCTTACCAATCGTAGTATTTAAATGTGTAACCCATATGAGAACGTCGCTCCCCCCGCAGGCAAGCATAGATGCTCCCATAATCGCCCCCAATGAAATCAGCGCAATCACGAGCAGTCCTATAGACCTGCCCAGTCTCAACAACTTCAACGGGTCGTCCAATGGGCCTTCGACTAGGTATAAGTCGATCGCCAGCTCTTGGACGTTTTCGAAGACGCAGGTTCCTCACCGAACAATCTTCAAAGTCGCCATTCAGATGAATGACTTGTTCCCTCGGGTCGTATCCTGTAAAAAACGCCGAAGCAACCAAGCGATGTACGTAGAAGTCTCGAACTCGTCCTTCGAACGACAGAGATACCCGAAGATATCCCTCGTCATTGGGACGCGGCTTCAATACTTTATCTCGCTGTATATTTGCTACACGACCAAGATCACTGACCGCGTAGTTTGGATAGCCATCGATTGCTACCCATTCTTCCCTCATGAGACCCTTTCAAAAAATGAGACCAAGCAGTGATGGGAGCTAGAGTTTCCCCTAGCCCCCACCGGGGTTATGCTGCTGTTTCTTCTACGATTGGTTGAACAATATGAAGTTGTGGTACTACAGGCTTACAAGTAGCCTCTTCCAGATGCTTCCGGCTCTTCTCGGTCAGCACCCAGAGTAATGGACTGATTTCAGGATCGCGCACGTAGCAGTTGAGATCTATGTCGCAATCAGGACAAACCAATCGGATGTGAGGCCTGAGACCTTTTCCCCCAGCCATGGTTAAACCTGCTTGTATTCTGCTTCGAACTCCTGCGGACGCATAGCATCGAATTCACCGTCTTGCTTAAGGATGATCCAATCGCCGACGAATACGTTTTTCTTATAGGTATACGTATTGGTTCGAAGTGCGATGAATTCAGGAAAGTTAGGATTCTCCGAAACCCATTTGGCACGGGTCTCTGTGAGTTGTCCGTTGGAGTTGACCCAGAGAGCTAGGTCTGTCCCGTTCTGCTTGCCACCTTTGAACTGGCGGGCATCAACGGTTTCGGTCTTTTGAAATGTCGGCACTAGCTTCTTTCTTCTTTGAAATTTCTTCCTTCGTCCATTTGATAGCATTGTTACCAAAGACAAAGGAGTAAAAGAGTGCGGTTATTGCGAAAGCTGGGGTAGATGTGACTGCAGCGTATGCTAACCAGAGGGTCTGGCAGCCGAGGTTTATATACCACGACCACCAGACCTTCTTACCCGCGAGATAGAAGCCGGTTATGCCGACGAAACCTATAACCCACGAGAGTGTTTGTTCGAAAGACAAACTTAACGAACCGTTCCTTTGAAGAGACGGAAGACGACGATGCCAATACCGAGGGCAAGAATCGCAATGATAATGAGACCTGCCGTATTGTTACTACCGGTCTTTGCCAGCTCCGCAGGCTGCTCCGTCGGATTCTCAGCTGCCTTCTCGACCTCTGCCAGTTCTGCAGTGTGGACTACCGGTGCCGGAATAGTGGGCTGAGGGGTCTCAGTAACCACCGCAGGTACTTCCGGAACTACTGGTGTATTCACATCGCCCACAGGAGCAGCAGGAACCTCTGGAGTCACAGGAGTAACATTAGTTTCTTTAAGCGCATCCTCAATGGAGACTGCAGGAGAAACAGGAATGATCGTTACATCAGGCTTCGAGGGGTTGACGGGCACTGCAGGAGAAACGGGAACCACAACGACGTCGGGCTTCGGTGTTACAGGTACCGCAGTTTCTCCCGGGGGGATAGTGTCAACGATAGGCGGAAGTTCCACAGCATGGCAGCGAGGGACTGAGAAGACCGCAGACAAGGAGCGTCCCGGAGCAAGAGGGTTGTTGAGGGAGTAGTACTTGCTCATGAGGTTTGCGGTGATAAGGAAGCCCTTAGCATCCTCAACGAATGTGTAGGATGCTACCAAGACGGTGTCAGCACCATACTCAGCGTAGATGTCTTCCATGCCATTAAGGTCCTCAGGAGTGCGTGCACATCCTTCAGCTGCCGTCGGAACTACGAGGTTGACGATCTGTTCCTCGTACTTCGGGTAATCAGGTTCCGTTGCATTTGCCGGAACGACTCCAAGACCCATGATGGCTACCACCATGAGCAGGAGAGTTGCTAGTACTTTTTTCATTTTGTATACCCCAGTCTTTTGTTTTGGATAAAGCTTTGGTTTATTTTGCGACCTTGATGCTCAAATAGAGCTGACCATGAACATTGTATGGCGGGCGTTCGGATGCAAAGAAATATGTCATTCCATCGTCAAATGACAAGATATCGGAATTGGCTTTATTCCGCCAAAACCCAACCTCCTTCGAATACGGGAGTCGCTCATTAAGGACCCATTCCCATTCAGAAGGATCGTCCGTAATAGCCAAGGACCAGATGGCTTCGAAGATATCGCCGGATACCGTGTATGTATCGCCATCACGAATTACGACGTAGTCATTCACCCAGAGTTGGTCTTTACACGCCTCCATCCAAATTTTTTCGGGATGAACCTTAGGTGCGAAGACCATGTCGCCTTCGTCATCCTCAACTTCCACATACTCGGTCTCATCGACAATCTCTGCAACCCAGAATGCCCCTAGCTCAGCCTTGTTGAGGAGCTCTACGACCTCAAAGGCGTGATCAGATCCTTCAGTAAAACCTTTGAACTGAATTGCTTCGCACAGTGTTCCGTCTTCACGTACATACTTCTGCATTACTTGTAGCTCTCTTTCGTAACTGTGATGTAAGTACCAACATTTGTTTTGAGCCAAAATTCTTTGCTCACACAAATATCGCGGTACTCATAAGTTTGGGAGTCCTGAACCTCGAGCTCATGGCACTCAGGACGATGTTTGAATGTGCCGTCGGACTTCTTAACTTTTCGAGCGGGCTCATATTCTTTTTCAACTACGTAGCCGTCTCCAGTCCATCCAGTCCAGAGACCGGCATCAATTCCACATCCGCTGACCGTCAGTGCTGCGAATAGTGAGACGATGCCGAGGAGCCAGCTTTTAAATTTGCGGTTCATACATTCCTCTCAACAAGTACGTATTCCTTCTTTACCAACCAGAAGAATGATTCGTTGTAGGTTCGTGAGCGATGGACATCATCTGCGTAAATACCTACGAATGATGTAATGTCGCCTCGACGCTTGAGATTGGTTACCATACACCACTGGCTAGTCTCTTTGATTCGAGGGCAGCGGTAGTCATCACAAATGTGAGGATTCGAATCGAGATGGTATGAAGGGTTCTCGCGCATGAGAGCTTCTTCAAGAAGAATAATCATTCCTTCTTGAAGCTCTTCGCCACGGAGTATCACATCAGTGTCAGGATTCATTTCGAAACCACGACGAACGATTCCATATGGGATTTTGGCCGCGCCTTTAATAATCTCAAGGTTCTTCAATTTCAATCAACACTCTCTGTTGTTCGGATTCGATAATCATGTCGATCGGGGAACCCTTACCAGTAATGTGTGCATACATGGCAAGGTCATTGATAACGCTCCCACGAAGGAAGCGCCATTGCTCCAGAGTGATCAGGCACTCACCCATAGGCTCGATGTGATCTTGGAACTTGTGGGTAAGCTTCACACCTTCTTCAAGGCGTCGATAAAGCATCTTAGCCATCGGATGGTTGTCCATCTTCTGAGAAGCTTTTTGAGGATTCCCTTTTGTGGTCTTCTTCTTAGTTGCCAAAAGGGTGATTGCCTCTCGCTACATAATGAGGAGTTTTCGGCGTTGCTGGGAGTGGTGGAGCCACAACTTCAACACGCTTTCCGATTTCCTCATACTCGGCGTCGAATTCGGATTTCTTCAAAACATCGAAGCGACCGTCAGTTCTACGCACAAGGTAATCACCAACATGACCCTTTTTAGTACCGCCAATATTTGGCACCAAGATTTCCGTATAGGCATCCACGCCACGGTCTACTTCTCGATTTACGATGCCACCACACCAAGTAGCTGCCGTTGCCATCGTGTGCTCACGAAGCTCAATAGCTTCCAAGTTGTCAGGCTTACGCTGATAGCGCTTTACTACATTCGTCATCTTTTACCTTTCAAGAAAAGAAGAGAGGTGGCAGATTACTCCACCACCCCTCAAGTTTGTTAACCGATGGTTTCCCAAGGAACATCAAAGTTGAAGTTCTTGTTGCATCGACGACACCGGAAATCTCCCGTGTCAGGTTCGATGATCAATGAGCCCAACTTACGAGAATGTAGTGTGTGGTAGATAGCCCATATTCCAGATCTAATAGCCCAAAAGAACCACTTTGTAAGTTCTACTACTGCGCGCATTACATTCCCCTTAGGTTGTTATTTAGAAGCCGCGCTCCAACTGAAGCTGACGGTGCTCACCGAGATCCTCCAAGATCTCAGCGTCCCCACTTTCGATAGCCAGCTGTGCGCCACCCGGACCGATCTCAGGCAGGTATGAGTACTTCTGCTCGAGCTCGTCTTCTTCAATGGTGATGTAGATGGACTGGAGCATGTTCTTCACACCCTCATTGCCATTGAATTCCCACTTAAAGGGTCGGATGATCATGTCGACGCTCTTAATGGACATGAAGTCCAGAACATCAATGTCTTCTTCACCCATGACAGTCTGACCACGGCTAGTGATCATACGTACACGAGGGGGCTGCAGACGGGGGTGGTACTTGATCGAGATGGGCATCGTTGCAGCATAGCGAGGATCTTCGCCATCTTCACGAGGCTTGGGGAACTTAATCTTCCAACCCTGCTCCACCAAAGCTTCTGCTTCTTCACGGCTGCCAATGATCAATGAGAAACCACGCTTGCCGCCAACCGGGTCGAACGGGGTGGGTGCTCCAGCGAAGTTGCGGAACGTGATCTGTGCGCCTTCGACGATGAGGTTAGACGAAGGTACTTTGATAGTCATTCTGTTAGTTCTCCTGAACTGTATGTTTTGTACAAATAATGGCGACCCGGATCAGGTAGAGGTATCACCAGTGCCCAACACGGCCAGCACTCTAATCCGGGTTCTTCTCTGCCGTTTCAGGCCACGAAGATTAGGGTGCTACTTCTTGTATGTCGGATCGATGGAAAGGTGCTGTATTTCCATACCCTTCGTCATCATCTCAACAACCTTGTCGGATGTGAGAATGATGCCGAGAGTGCCTGCCTCACTTACAATGGCTTTTCCAACTATTACGCCATCCATCATCACATTTGTGCGTTGACGTTTGGCGGGACTGTTATGGGGAATCAATTTCGTTAGGACTTTCTTGTGGATCGGGGATCGGCACGACCGGTATTGATTTCGTCGTTACCGTTACGACCTCGCCGTCGATGATCTTTTCGATTGGAATTTCAAACTCAGTCATCTGCTTTCTCCGCTTCTGTGTAGAGGAACGAAATCTCCATAACAAGTCCACTAGCGAACAAGTCATGGAGACTATACATCGGTGCTCCAGTTGGGATGGTGATCGTCATCCCTTCGTGAACATCTGACTTAACCTCAGCGGTGACAATGTTGTCTACGCCGGGTATAGTCATTGCGACCGTCGTCTCAAACGAGCGGAGTTTGCTTATAGTTCTATTGGGCATGAACCCGATCCTTTCAAGAGGATGAGTGGGGCCTTGAATTAGACCCCACTCGTTATGCTGCTATTTTGTTGCCGTCGTCCACGAACGCATTGAAGTCGCCGTACTTGGAGATGGTGGTGACCGCTTCATCGACGAGGTTCTTGAAGTACCCCTCATCGATATCCTTCTCCTTGTGAGAGGCTTCTACACGTTCGGCTTCGAGCCAGAGGTAACCCTTAGTTCCGGTAGCTGCGTCATACTTTCCGCCCTTTTCACGGAGGAGGAGAGCGCCTCCCTTGCCTTCCTTGATGGGGCAGAACAACCCACCCTTACCAATGAACTGAAGTTGACGTTCTCCAGTGTCATCGACCATCATCTTGTTGTGGCTAGTGAAGTCGAGATAGAGCGCAGTCTTGACGTGCTTCTCTTCACACTTATCCCGGAACGTAAGAGGTTCCTTAGAGAAGAGTGTCTTGAAGACGTAGGGGTGCTTGAACTGTGCTCCAGTTGCTGTCCACTTACCGATAAGGCTTTCGTCCTGAGCCCAACCGTACTTAGCAACGTAGACCGCCTTATTCACCAAGCAGAACTTGCTGTAAGTCGCTTCATGCTCGAACTCATAGCCATACCGTTTACCGAACTCCATAACTTCCTGAATGATCTCAGGAGTAGCATTTGGAATCTTGATGGAGTCCGTCTTGATGTGAACTGCCGAGAAGCCCTTCGACTCAACGAACTCCTTCAGATCGATCATGAACAGAGCACCTCGCTTCGCCACGATATTGTCGACGTTGCGAGGATCTTTGAACGGGTTCTGGAACCGAGCCGAAGTCAGACCGTACACGATGTTGATCACGATCTTAAGAGCGTAGGACAATGCCTTGGCATCATCTTTACTGCCAAGATAAGGAGCCAACTTGCCGTCGAACATCTTTCTTGCTGCATCGTAATCGCCACGCTTGATAGCAAGACGAGCACGAACAAGGTCATAGAACCGCTCTGTGTATGGACCGAAAAGATTCATTGCATAGATGCTCGTTGGGTGCATAGAAGCGACGTCGAGTACAGCTACATTCTCGTAGATTCCCGGTTCTTCGTGAACGTACCCACCTTCACTGGGGTCTTCACCCTTATAAATACTGGTACCGAAACTGTACTTGTAGCCCGGGAACTGCTCTTCGAGACGCTTGTAGACGAACTTATCCCACGGCTTACGATCATCTCCGAAGACGATTTTTGCTGTGTGACGCTGAGTGGTGTCGTTAACTGACAACCCACTAATGTCTGCCAAGATCTGCCGAGCAATGAAGTCCTGAATACGTGCTTCGAAGACCTGCTCGGTAGTGATGACGTCGTTCACACAGTATTCCTCGACTTCTTCCCAACGCTCTTCTGGAACTGGTTCGTCCCAAGGAAGACCCAATTCACTGTGTTTGAGTCCGAGTTCGATCTGAAGTTTCTTCAGACTCTTCTTCTCCGACATGAAGTCGTAGATATCGGCTTCCGAGACATCGTAGGCTTCGCCGAACTTAGCGTTACCTTCATTGCTTACCAGACGCTTACTCAGATCATAGATCCGTGCATTGTCATAACCCAAATACGCGCCGTAAAGAATGTGGTTATCGTACTGACGGTTGTAGAAGCCAACAAGCTTCAACTTCATCAACTGCTCGATTTGCTGAGCAGTCGGATTGATCATCCGGATCACAGTATCGCTACCACGACGCTTGTAGCAGATCATGAAGAGGTTCGGGAACACTTCCACGTCATAGAAGTAGAGCTCGTCGTCCTTTGGTTCATCCGGCTTAATGAACGCCGAGGGAGTGACCTCTACATCATTGTCCGGCATATCCGCAGATTTGAATTGCATCGACTTGGCAACACGAAGAGAAGGGAGAACCTGATTACTACTCTTCGATGCGAACGTCAGGATTTTAGTTTTCATATCGCTAACGTCGTAAGTCATGCCCGACGCATACGCATCATCAAGGATTTTCTTGATGAAATCGACACTTGGTTTAGTGGCGTTATGAATCTCCTTATTCAAGTTCCGTTCGATCAAGTCGCGAATTGCCTTTTCGCTCTTGACCACGTCTGAGTTGATCACTTTCTTTTTCTCCTTTAGAGGAAGTCCACTGCTGATAACGGCGACAGGAATATTATTACATTTGAGTAGGCGCCTTCGTAGCGAGCTATCGCCGGTAAAGACTTTGACTTCGATTCCGTCATCATAGACGCGACTGAGTTCGGTAGCGTCGCCGTCGTATATATAATGGAGGTGAACCCCTGCTCCGCTTTTACTGTATTCAGCATAAGTAGAGGGCCAACTGCTAGCAGCTTCGAGATTTCGTTCCGCTGATTTGTTTCCATTGGCATCCTTCAGATCGAAGTCGATTACGATATGGCTCTCTGGAGGTTTGACATAGTGAAGCTTGGTTGTGTCGATCTCTGAGAGCTTCGTTGTTACATCGGCCCACTTCTTGATCGGAGTCTCATTGGCGGTGGTGTATTGCGCTGGCTGATCTTTGTAAAGGTCATCCAACAGCGATACAGTTTCATCCATTACCAACGAGAATCTCTTTTCATTTTTCTTACTCGGGACCTTGTACTTGTCAGCATTGAATCCGGAGTACCAACTACGTACACGAACCTCGCCAACCCAAGCGCGTTCCTCGAAGTTTTCGAAGTAGTTTGACAGTTCCTCTCGGAGCTTCATCCGGTTCATCTCATAAGTGAAACCGGAGTCCTTCATCCACTCCTTGTACATGTCATAAGCCTGTTGGAGGGTTACTCCGTCTTGCTCTTTGAATGTATCGTAATGCGCTTCGATAAAGTTGAAGAACACGTCGGTCTGCAACATCATCTGAATCGGCTTGTAACCCGAGTAGTAATCCTTACCCATATCCCGATAGGTTTCGAGGCAGTGGTACGCAATTGCACCAAGCTCGAAGTCAACCTGCGAGACTAGCGCCTGATATCTACGGGGCGATAGCCTTGCGCCAGAAGGATGGACGTCGATCATACGTCGGATAAGACCCGATTTAGCATCCGTGATTTTGACAGCTTTGTTAGTTGCCATCATCAAGAACGTGCGAACACGCATCGAATGCTGAGGTTTGTATTTCTCATTGATCGTCATAATGTCGTGACCAACGATCGAGTTCACTTTCGTGTTATCCTCGATCTTCGACATGTCACCATCAGGATCAATAGCCAGAAGAGGGTTAGTCTTGAAGGCTTCTGTGGCAAAGGAGTTGTTGCCGGTAAGAGCTTTAGCCTCGAAGGTTGTGTAGTAGCCTTCGAAGAGCTTCATGATGATCTCGAGGATCGTACCTTTACCAGCTCCGGGGGCTCCATAGAAGACCAAGAACTTCTGAATCTTCTTGGAGTCCCCCGATACGATAGCGCCGATAGCCCAAAGAATCTTTGCAGCTTCTTCAGGTTCGTAGAGCGTCTCCAAGATTTCAAGGAAGGCGCTAACATCTCCGGGAGCCAAAGGATATGAAAGGCGACGACTTACGTAATCGCTCTTCTTTACCTCTGAATTGCTGAAGGTAAGGTTCTCATCCAGTTCTTTGGACGAGTCCGACAAGTGGCCGATATAGTTTCGAAAGCTCAACCAGCTACTGCTACTGAAGTCGTTCATGTACTTGACTTGAACAACGCCTTCATGACGCTTCTCAACTTCAGCTTTACGAGCATCAAGCACGCCGTCGACTAGACGAACAACATCGTATTCATCAGTAGACCAGAGTCCTGCTTCGGCATCCCAAATTGCGTAGAATGACTTGCCACGAACCATAAGGTCTTTCGACCGCATGACTTTGAAGTCCGGTATTACTTCCATAATTCCATTTCGTGATGTACGTTCCACCACTCGACAGAAATCCAATTCCATAGTTCCCTCCTCTCCCGGAGTCTAGTTAAGAGGCTTCATCGAGATTTTCGAGTAAGTAAGCCTGCAGCTGATACCAAATATTGACTTGTGTTTGATCTTCTCTTGCATGTTTACAGGGGAACAGTCCCCCGGCTCCATCCTTCTCATAGGTTCGGTCAAGCAATCTTGCTAGTATCGCATTGACCTCCCCTATGGCAGTTTGGTCGTATTTACGATCGTTAAAGGGCTGGAGTCCTAAGTTGGTGATAAGAATCCAGAACCAATCGCCGGGCTCCTTACCATCTTCAAAGGCAGCCCGGCATGCAAGACCGATCAACATTTCGAGAACTGAGCAATCTAGTTGCAACCAGTTAACCTCTACGTCTTCGATTTCCTGATCCTCGATGAAGACCTTCCGAAGTTCTCGGCCGTCCTCAGCGCGGTTGTGATCATCCCTGAGGATAATAACGAAAGGCGTATCGTACAGGTGCTTTGCTAGACCCCAGTATGATCGATCGGGATTCCGGTTGCTAATAGCTCCGATGAATTTCCCGTACAACCACTCGAAATATAGGTCGTCTAAAGTCCCGTTCTCAATCACTCATGGGACCTCATTTTCTTGATGGTACGCTTCGGAACCTCGGGTTCGTCATTGATGTTGAAACCGATTACGTGTTCGTACTTGCCGTCGTCGAGCGTCACTTCAAAGTCAGCAGACACTCGTTCGTTACGGATATGAAGGACTCGATCGTCTCCTGATGCAAGACCGAAGTAAATGAGATTCTCACGTCCAACGGTCCCTTCGAGATCGGGGATGTAGGAGTCGTCAGCTTCCGTCAAAACTCCGTCGCCTGCATAGTAATTAAGTGAGAGCTTCTCGTGATCGGGACGATCCATTCGGAACTCTTCATCCGTAATTACGTACGGGTGACTCGGGCTTCGATCCCATTGAGTTACGTCGTTGGGGTCCCGTTCACTCGACTGATCTTCTCGTAGTTGTTTCACGTATTCCACCTCCTGTCTGAGGTCTTGATCAATCTGGTCTTCCTCGGGGAAGTCTTCATCTCCAAGGGGTTCCTGCTCCGTGGGAGGCAGGTAGTTCGGATCTGGACGACGAATTACTCGCACGTCATCCGGGTTTCCGTACCCTAGTGTCGCTGCCGCTTCTGCAAGGCTTTCTTGAGTACGGTCGTCGAGATCCTCTGCCGTATCGATCTCTTCTGAGTCCGGCTGAGAAGACCAATCAGACCGGGCCTTCTCTGCATCTTCCTCCCGAAGACGATTGAACATATCACGGACCTTTTGGATCTCTTCTTCGGCACGATGTTCAAGCGTTCGTTTAGCCACGTAGTAGCCAACGCCTCCACCAAGGCAGATGCCGCCTGTGAACGCCAAGATGATTTTTGTGTTCGCATTGATCATTTCTCCTACTCGTTTCCTACTTGGACTTGCGAGTTGCGGGCCGTCGTGCCCCAGAGTTCAACTGCTTCTGCAAAGCACGGAGACCTTCATGCTCACGGAATGCGGGGTTGCGGACCGGTTCACTCTTGCGAGTCTTCGGAGCAACGTTCGCAGTCGAGGGCGTAACAGCCTTCGGGGATGCAGTGGTCGAGTTGATTTCAGACGGCTTCGTCATGGTTGATTAATCTCTTTCTTGTTTATGGCAGCAAAGGGGTGATCCGTTTATGATTGGTGCGCCGCATTCTTCAACGACGCACCAATCGGTAAATCCGGTCATGCTAGAGGAGGTTGTACATTACGCCGTCGACGTTGAAGTCGAGCCAGCAAGAGCGTTCGAAGCCATTGATGAAGTTGCGCTTGGCTTCGTTCTCGATATCGAACAGACCGAAGTCGATGAATCCATCCATGGTCTTCGGGTCGAAGTTCTTGTGAGACTTGGCAAGCCAGCCGACAACCTGACCTTCAGGAGTAGCTGCGAAGCCAAGAGCCTTGTATACATCGTTCAGGAATACGTAGCCACGAGCGTTGAGACGATCGTTCAGCCAGTTCTGCTGGTTCGAGAGTTCCATCTGGTTCTGTCCGGGGATCTTGGACCAGTTGTCATTGCTCTCGTCGTAGCAGCGTGCGTATGCCGAACCAAGGGGGTTCTGCACATCAACGACCGTCTTGGTTCCCGTCTGAGTACCCTCAGCGTCGAACTCGGGGATTTCCTTCTCGACAAGACCGAAGCGGAACTCCTTGTCCTTGTCTTCGCCGAGCTGATCGATGACGCGTCCGCGGTACTGCATGAAGCCGGTTTCAATGGCCTTGTAGGCAGCAATCGCCGATGCGTTGCGCTGGGTCATGATGCCATGGGAACCCATGAGGCAGCCGATACCCACTACGCCAACCGAGACGGCCGGGATGTAGAGCTTACCGACCTCAAGTGCACGGGTGACGTAGACCTTTGAGAGTGCCTTGGTGTATTCGGTCTCAGTCTCGAACTCGTCGAGCTTGTGAGCTTCCTTGACCTTCGAGGCTTCGTCTTCGGCCTTTTCGATGACATCTTCGAGCTTCAGGGTTGCCTTGGCTGCGAGGACTGCTGCCGTCGTCACACCTGCAACACCAACGACCAGAAGGATCTGGGGGCTGAATCGCTTGACCTTACCGGCACCCTTGAAGAAGAGCTTCGATGCGGTGTTGACAACGGTCTGAGCGGGTACTGCTGCATTGGCTACGATCTCTGCCGTATCCGTTACTGCGTTTGCTACTTCGTTACTCACTTTTACTCCTAATTAGTTTTCGACCATGCGGTCAAGTGCTCGGGACAGAACGGGCATTGCTTTGCGTACTTCGTCTTGCTTGCGACGATGGTGTAGAGGAAATCCTTCATCCTCACCCCAAGCCATTACGATTGCAACTGCTGGAGGGAACTCGTCATAAATATCGAGCTTCCTCTCGAACTCAGCATCAAAGGCTTCTCGTATTTTCCTTTGTTCTCTACGTCGAAGGTAGGTCGATGCTATTGCGAATGCGACCATCATGAGAAGCGTCGTTATTACAATTACGAAGACACGTTCGGTGTCAGTCACAGATCCCCTTTACTTAATAGCCGGTTATACATGGCATGGACTTGTGCCTCTGACAACTTTGCCACTTTGGTTGAACCGGGATAGCGTTTCTTAAGTGCTTCCCGTTTTTGCTCAGTGCTCATTTGACTGGACAGGCCTCCATGTGATCCAGATGGCATGTGTATCATCGTGATATATGATGCCGAATTCATGTCCGGGATGATCCTGAACGGCTCTTGCATATGCGTCTGACAAGGCAAGATTAAAACGTTCACGTTCAGAATTACTTCGAATCACTTCGGTAATTAAAGTGAAACTACCACTTTCATCCGGACTTTTAGGTCCAACGGTGTGACCAAATATGGTAGTCATGATCTCCTACTTTATTTCGAGCGGACGCGGAATGTCGAGGATGTACGCACCGTGGACGGGACGAACCCTTGCTCCAGCGAATGCTGCACTGTCCCAACCAAACTTCAGATCAGTGAAGCCGTTTCCGGTCTTGCCGAGGAAGTCGAATACGTCAGCAACCGTGACAACGCCGAACTCATCAATGGCATCGCTGAGTCGCTCGATTACTTCTTCTGCCTGATCACGCTGAGGGAATGCGAATTTCGAGAAGTCGAAGTTTCGAATATCCTCCTGTGTCGGACCTGCCGGAGCGGACCGAACGCCACTTCCAACGATCTTGCCCTGTGTGGAAATGGAGCCGTAGTTGGTACCGCGGATTACAGACCCGACAACTGAGGAACCGACCGAGCTGTTCCGTCGTCCACCGCTGGCACCATACAGTGACCGGTGTGCACCTTCATGGATGATGTTGAAGAGGATATCCCGAGCACCGGGAAGTAGTACGTCGAGAACGATGAAATGCCCGACAGTCTTGGCATCTTCACCACCGAAGCTCTCTCGAATACGCTGACCGAGACCCTTCTTTTTCTCGACGATCTGCATACCCTCGATTTTCGGGATTTTGATCTTTTCGACCTTGGCTTCTTCTTCAACAACCTTCGCCTGCTTGGAGGCCTTGCTGTTGCTTCCGTAGTTGGTCGGGGTTACGGGTACTTCAGATGACATTGCTAATCCTTAAATATGAGGTGTACGTCGAGGGGTCTCTACGTACTACTTACCTTCTTCGGCGTCTTTCTTGGCGTCGTGGTCGTCATTGACACCCTTGACGAAAGCAGCTGCGGCATGCTCGATGTTGTTGAGCGCCTCGACGTTTTCATCGATCTTGCGTTCGCTGTATCGAACTGCATGTTCCGAAGCCAATCCGGCGAGTGCTGCTGCACCTGCGGGGATTGCCACCTTCTGGAACAAGTGGAAGCCCTTCGTGAGGAGAGGGCGTGAACGAATGAGGGCAGGAGCCACCTTCGGGACGCTGGACTTCGCGGCATATCCAACCATGGTGCTGACACCGGAGGACACGGCGAGACTGCTGACCATTTTGAAGGCCTCTACTACTGCGGGATTGAACATGATACTTCCTTTCAAGAGGGATGTTTAGAAATGGGGTTAGGGTAAAAAGTGGGGGACAGTATTTACCATCCCCCACTCAGGTACTACTAGTTGTTCTGTGCTGCAGCCTTACGAGCGGCAAGCATTGCTTCGAGGTCGGAGATGCTGGGCTCTTCCGTAGCGGGCGCTTCGAGAACAGGCTCCGCCGCCGGAAGTTCAGGAACAACCTCAACCGTCGACTTCGGGGCTTCCTGCTTGGCCTTGTGACCCTGAAGAGTTGCCTGTGAACGCTCACGAGCAGACTGGGACGTTGCTGCTTCCTGACGAACCTGCTCACGGAGATTGGCGGGCATGAGGCCGTTGACGAACTCGGCCATTGCGTTGGCATCGGTGCAGAGCTCAGTCACCAACTCGGAGTATGCGCCGCTGGACTGGAAGGACTCGGAGAGACGAACGCCGTTGCGAACCTTGACGAAGCCCTTGCCATCGGTGGTCTTCTCACCGTAGCCATTGAGGATGATGTCGTCGAGAACGGCTACGAGTTCGGCACCCTGAAGGTTCTTACCGATCTTCTCGAGCTTGTCAGTGAAGCTCTCGGTGTGCTGGTCAATTGCAGCCATCTGCATCTTGACGAGTTCACCCTTCGAGAAGTTGAAGTAGAAGTCGTCCTGCTCTTCCTGATCGAGGAAGTTGGTGAACTTGATGGTCTTCTTGATCATTTTTCTGTGTTACTTTCTGATAGTGCTTGAATGGATGTCCCGCATTCGACGAGTTCGTCCGTATCAGGATGGAGTGCTACGCCAATGCAGTTTGTGTATTTGCCGTCGCGGCACTCAGGACAGACCGGCATACGCTTCGTCTGTGTATGCAATGTTGGAACGCTTGATGTAGTGGTCGACGTAGGTCTCGCCCTTGTTGCCGTTGTAGGTAACCTCCCAGTACTGTCCGGGCATAATGTCTGTGCTGACAAGCGCCTTCCAGTTCTGGAGTTCCTTCGCAAACCATACGACGTAGAACTCATCGAGACGTGCTCGATTGACTTCGTCACTGGCGAGGAAAAGGTCGTTGAATTGATGACGAACCAGCAATTTGGCTTTCGTCATGTAGTCTTCACGATTGAGGACGACCGTCTCAGGTTCCTTGTCCACGGTCTCTACTGCCGCTTCGGTGGTCTGAGTCTGTCCCTGATATGCTTCAAATGCAGAGGTCATTAGTTACCTATCTGTTCGAATATGTATGCCAAGCCCATTATGCCCGACACTACTAGAAATATGATGCAGAATAGCACCATGCCGTACATGATTCTGTCGATCATGAGGATTACCTTGTTGGGGCATAACGCAACGGAATATCGGGGAATGCTTTGTGGATGGCCATTTGGGTAGACATCCGTGTCCCATCAATAGCCGTGATTTTTACATCATAACGAGTAACGCCTTTAACTTGCACCTCACCGTCACGGCTAACCCGAATATCGGGGTTTACTCCGGGGATGGTGCGGAATTCATAGTTACGTTTGTCGTTCTTTGACATCACAATCTCCTAAAAATGGGGTTAGATAAAATGAAAACAGGAGTACTTGTAATATACAAGTACTCCTGTCGCACCTTAGTTTTCTTCGGGCTCTTTCTCAGAGATCGTGAATGAACCATCCACAACTTCGCCGATAACGATGTCTTCGTCCGGTTTGACGAGCATGGCGCCAGCGACAACGCCGATGGCAACTCCAGCTACGATCAATGATTTCCGAAGGATGATCTTCTTGTTCTCATTGGCGAGTGTGGTGATTTTTTTGATCTTCTTGATCATGATTATCCTTTCAAGATAATAGGGGTGTCACTATAGGACGTGTTAAAGCTGCGACGTCTTCATACCAGCGAAGTTGTGCTGGACGAGAAGAGACTCCGCTTCTTGAAGATGACCGGGGTTCTGCTCAGCAAACTCTCGCTTGAGTTGCTCTGAGAAGTTGTTCGTGATGTTGATGACGGGCGCCCCATCCGCAGTCAACTTCTCTTTCAAAATCTTTACGGCTTCTTCCGAACCGTTGAGGATGCGCTGCTCTTCAACAACAGCACGCAGGAGAAGAAGGTAGTTGATGTGATCGGAGATCTTTTCGTTCCAGACCTCGATCGGGTATTCCTCACCACTCTCACACATGTCATACACAGACAACGTGTGCTTGGCCATCATCCCGGCAAGTGCGCCCTGAGGAGTTGTTCCACGCAGAGCCGCCGTCGCCTTGAAACCACGAAGTTTGTCAGCGTTGGGGTTGTAGTGTGCGTTCTTGGAGAACAGCATGTTGCGTGAGCGATCGATCTGCTCGTCAATTACGATGTCGAACTGTGCGGCTTCCATTTATTTATCCAAATCGGTCGAAGTTGCGGATGGGTGCTTTTGCGTAGTCGATGGTGATGCAGGCACGTGTCCTACCGTCATCCGTCGTGATGATCTGAGCGGAATATCGGGGTTCCAGACGCTTGTCCGTCGTCCAACCGACTTCCTCACCGATAGTGCTCGGCTTGATCTCCAAACGACGATACAGATCGTTCAGTGATGCGTAGTCGTCGTTGAGGATCTGATAGTTCGTGTCGTTCATAGCACGCTTGACAGTCTCCATGTCGCTCTCAAAGTAGCGCTCGGAATACCTGTCACAGAACAGCTGCGATCCCTTGTCAGAAAGGATGATCTGAGCTTCCGGCCCAGTTCGGTCGACGAAGTCCTTCATGACCTCATCGTGAATTTTGGTTTCCTTGGTTTCACCAATGTGCTGGATTACTTTGTCTTTGTAATCCCGGAAGGCCATTTCCGTAATTCCATAAGCACTGGCCAATGCGGCTGTGCGCTTCGTGCTGACGGTGTTTGCGCCGATGATGCAGGCAATCGTAGCGGTACCAACCAAGGCTGCGGGTACATAATACCGGTAGGTGAGTTTGAACTCGTCTACAAGCGTCAGTTCTTCCGTCGTTTCGGAGAGGTGATTCTGCACATCAAGGTGTGCTTGGGGCGCAGCTTTGGCTACCATTACAGCAGTCGTCACTACGCCGACAACTGCAACAGCCGTCAGGATTGCCGGAGAGTTGTCGCCGACAAGCTTTCGTGCTGCCCCAGCGTAGCGAGCAAGTCGTATCATCAGAGCTTTAACCTTTCAAGAGTCAAAAAAAATAATGAGAAGATGTAGATTGCTCTACGCGACTATCGCACTCGCTAGTAGCTCGTGGTGAAATAGTCTTCTTCTCACTATAGGGTGTGTTTTTTCTGCGATGCAAAAAATAAGAGTAGATGTATTGCTACATCAGCTTCGACTTATTGCTAAGTGTACTCTCTCATTATAGGCCATGTTATTTCTGCGAGGCAGTTGTGGCCAGAGGCAAAAAATAAGAGGGTGAGAAGTCGCTTTATATCCTTGCGGGTAGTGCTGACACTTCTCGGTGAAAGGCGGAGGGGGCCATTGTTAATTAGGCTCCACCACTTTAATCAAGTGGTCCTTTCATTATAGGACATGTTATTTTCGCGAAAAATGAGAGACCGTGTTAGGGTCCCTCATTTTGAAGTTTACCGACGACGGTTGTCGTAGGCACCTCGGCGCTGAGCGTCTTCTCGACGTCGCACTTCCCGTCGCCAACTCGATGCATTGCGGGCTTCGGAGACACTATGGATCAACTTGGCCGATGCGAGTGCAGCAGCTGAGATGGCAGCGAGTGTTTCCAAAGGACGCTCTTGCATGAGCTGAACGAGGCGAGCTTTTGCGGCGTTGAATTTCTTCTTGGCGTTCTCGGTGTTCATTGTATTTCCTTTCGTAGGGGTTCTTCATTATAGGGCGTGTTTTTCCCGCGAAAGCAAAAATGAGAGACCGTGTTAAGGTCCCTCATTCGGGGTTAGTCTTCTTCCTTGTCTTGGTACTTGGCTTCAATTCCACAGGCAGCAGCGTACTTGCCGGTTTCGAGGACGGCGGAAGTGGCGAGGACGAGCAGGATTCCTCCAACCACGTACTTGACGGTCTTCTTCGAGATTTCGAGGATTTCGTCTTTGGTGATTGAGGGAGTCGTGTCGACCATACCGGCTTCCGTGTCCTTCTTCAGGCGGAGTTCGATTTTGTGGTTCTTGAACATGGTGTTCCTTTCATAGGGGATTAACTTCTTCATTATAAGCCGTGTTAATCCTGCGAAAAAATAAGAGTCCGTGTTAGGGACTCCTATTAGTATTACCTTCCAGTGGGGGTGTAGTAGCGAGGATCATTACGCTTCAGGTAAGCCTTTACGCCCCAGTCGATGAGGATGTGAAGAGCTACACTGTATACGACGGTTCGACCGAGGTGTTTAGCGAGTTCATTCACAACCATCTTCTTGGTTGCGGGGGCTCCTGTGATTGTCATGAGGTTTTTCATTACATTTCCTTTCATAGGGGTTCTCACTATAGGGCGTGTAATATGTGCGAAAAAATAAGAGTCCGTGTTAGGGACTCCTATTTTGATTACTTCTTAAGTTTCCGTTTGACATTTTCTTTCACGTCATACAGCTTCTCAGCGATCGCCGGTCCGTAAAGAACCGTCGCTACGAGGGCCAACTGCAAGACGCTTCCGGCCACAATTACTTGTGTGGATGCGCGCTTATAGTTGACACCTTCGAAACGAAACTTCTTTACGTTCGGGGTGATCAGCAGGTAGCCGATATCAGTGAGGTCCTTTTTGATTGTCATTTTGATTCCTTTCAGAGGGGGTTCTCACTATAGGACGTGTAAAATGTGCGAAAAAAAAGAAGGGCTTGTTAGACCCCTCTTATTTCGATTACTCTTCTCGATTCATCTTACGAATGACTGGAATACGTCGAACGCCATTAGCGAGGGCTTCTAGCGACTTCGCAATCTCTTCGCAATCAGCGTCTGACATTTCAGAGTTGATTGTAAGGGAGACTTTATGCGTGATGCCGGAAGTCCTGCGGATCAGTTCTTCGAGTTCTTCATTCATGATATGTCCTTTCATAGGGGGTTCTCATTATAAGGCATGTAGAATCAACGAAAAAAAGAGAATCCGTGTTGGATTCTCCCTTGAGGTCTAGTGGTGACGTGAGTTTGCGAGGTTACGCATTTCGCGGATAAATATCCAGATCAACCAGAGCCCACCAGTGAACATGGTGAGCAAGAGGTCAAGGATAAAGTGGCGGAATTTGTACTGCTTCTTCATTGTAATACCTTTCATAGGGGTTCTCACTATAGGGTGTGTAAAACGTGCGAAAGGCAAAAAAAAAAATAAGAGGAGGTGAATGATCCAACGAAAATCATTCCATTAAGCGCCTATTCTAGGTGGCGCCACGCTAGGTGGGGTTTACACCCACGCATTCGTGTCTTAGCATCCCTAATGGGATCTCCTTCTCACTATAGGGTGTGTTTTTTCTGCGAGGCAAAAAATGAGAATCCGTGTTAGGGATTCCCATTTGAGGGTCTAGTCGGTTTCTTCTGTATTTCGTTTCTTGTCGATTTGGGTGACGAGGTATTCGGAAGCGAAGTGAACGGCGACGCTGACTACCACGCCAAGAACAAATTTCTTGACGAGACGGCCACGCATCTTGTTACCTGCTTCAACGATTTCTTCGTCACTTGCATTTTCAAGGGCTTCGATCAACATTATATTGCCTTTCGTAGGGGGTTCTCATTATAGGCCGTGTTAAACGTGCGAAAAAATGAGAGTCCGTGTTAGGGACCCTCATTGGGGGTTAAGCTTCGATTTCTCGGTCAACGAGTCGAGCGGCGCTTTGGCGGATCTCCATCTCTTCCTTCACATCTTCCGTGAACACCTTGACGGTCTCGACAGCTGCTTTGGGCAACTGGGCGACCGCCTTGGGGAACAGGGCGATGGAAGCAAGGGTGTGGACAACGCGGTTCTTGCGTGCAGACATGGTATTACCTTTCTTCGGGGTTAACTTCTTCATTATAACCTGTGTAAATTCTGCGACGAAAAAAAGAGAATCCGTGTTGGATTCTCCCTTAGAGTTTACTTCCAGAATTTCTTCCAGAATGGCTTCTTCTTCAATGGCACGATGGGCTCTTCGCGGTTCCAAGCCCGGAAGATCTCTCCACGAAGTTTGGAAGCTTGACGATGCAACTTACCGAGTTCCTTCAACTGCTCTTTGGTGAGCAGGTAAGTGGTCTTCAGTAGTTCATCTTCGAACTGTCCAATCTTCGCAAGGGTCTCCGAGTATTCGGTTGCGGCGGATGAGCGCGTGATTGTTGAAATAGTCATTAGGTTTCCTTTCATAGGGGGTTAACTTCTTCATTATACCCCGTGTTAAATTCGCGAAAGAAAAAAAGAGAATCCATGTTGGATTCTCCTATAAGTTAGTTGTTCTTGCAGGATCGTGCGATGTGTAGATCAGCGACCATGACGAGGGCTGCGAATGTGGATTCCCATTCGAGCTTGAGCATCATGTTGTCGTACTGGTACTTTGACATTATTGTTTCCTTTCAGAGGGGTTCTTTCTCACTATACGCCGTGTAAATTTCGCGAGAAAAAGAGAGTCCGTGTTAGGGACTCTCCTCTGGAGGTGCTTATTGTGTAGCGATAAACGCTAAGAGTGACACTAGTGTGACAAACGCCAGATATGCCATAATGGTGTTTATGTCATTCCTGTGGTGGTCACGGTATGTTCTCAATTTGTTCATAGCGGTCCTTTCATAAGGGGTTCTCATTATAAGACAAGTAATTTATGCGATTTGTTTTGTGGGGATTCTCCCCCGGGGTTTTTCAGGAATCGAAAAAAAAAAAGAAGGCTATGTAAAAATAGAAGCCGTGTATAAGGGGGTTTATTCCTTACACACGGCTCCTATTTTGATTGTTCTTATTGGGCGGTATACACGTTTATACGCGAGACTTGATTACAAAGCCCAGCGCCTTCGAGGTGATCGTGTGCAACTGCTCGTGCTTCAGGATCAGGCCGATACCGAGGAGGTTTCCGAGAACTGCGATCACGCCATCTTTGCTAACGCGTTCGGACCTATTGGATAGGTCGATCTTGTTAAGCCTTTCAAGCTGATCGATAATTCTTTTGTACTCTTCCGAGTCGGGCTGATGCTTAAGCAACTCTTCAGTTGCAGCGTCAATCACCATTTGCATGGCGGGGTTTTTTACTGTCTTGTTAAACATGAGTTTCTCCTTTCAAGAGTTCTTCATTATAAGGCGTGTATTTACCGCGATCCGCTCATCAGGCGGAAGGGTTGAATCCCTTGAAGGTAACCTGAGACTTATTCAGGACATCACTAACCTTCTTGGGGTCCAGCTCGAACTTCAGGACAGGGAGGCCGTCGTCATTAGTATGGGCCACTACCTCTCCATCATAGCCCCCGGGAGGAGGTGTGTCGGCTTTGCTATACGCATTACGAAGGAACGCCAGCAAACCTGCAAGGAAGATCGACACGAGGGCCAATGTTCCTGCAATGTTTTCTGGATTCGGGAAGACCGCATCTCCCCAGAACTTGTTCAAACCGAAATACAGCCCACTAAGAGCTGGGAATACGAACTCCACGAACCGCCGAAGCAGATCGAAGAGCCGATCGTTGATTACGGGACCCTTTGAGGGTGCCTCGTGTTCAGCCATTGGATGCCTCTTTCTTAACGCCGTACTCGACAGGTTCATGTCCGAGTAGAATTACTTGTCTTTGAAGTAGCGCTACGTGATACTCGGCTTGGAGTCTCAGTTTGCGCTCATCTTCTGTTTCTTGCTCAGCAGCTTCACGACGTTCAATTTCCCGCTGTGCTTGTGCGAGATAACTGGTGTTTTTTGCTCGTTCGCGGGTTGCGCGCCGAGTGATCATCGTGAATATGCCCTTGCCGAACGTTCCTAAGAACGTGCTCGCCCCCACCGCACCTAAGAGGGCAATAATGAACTGCTGCGTACTATCCAAGGCTACCCCCTTTTAGGTAAGAGAGGTGCGAGCTGAGCGCCTTTGATTTCCAACCATCTCTGTACAAATGTTAACATCAGAATTAAGCAAATCGCAATTCCGACGGGTGACGAATTCAACCAAATGATCATTGTCAAATACATCAAAAGACCGCAACTCAACAGTGAGAGACCGGATCGCTCCAACCACCAGATGCCCGGTAGTACGGCAACCCCACTGCACAAAGCTCCGATAATAAGAAAGATTGCAAACCCAACCACGAAACCGTGGCCGACGGCACTTTCAAGGGATCTAGGTACTGAGAGCAATACCATGATTCCGACGGCCAAAAGACCGATATAGATTAAGAACTGAATTATGCGAACCACACGTGGCTCAGCAATCTTCATGTAAGCAGAGTAAACCCCGGCTTTTACCCATTGGGACATAGTTTTCCTTAAATAGCGGATAGTGTCGGGTATTCAGCAGACCCTTCAGGGCCATATGACTGAATATACTCAGTAACTCGGTGTGGGATAACCTCGCCTAAGCTATCAAGTACCGGCACAATGTCGCCTAAGCCATAATCGACACCGTATTTGTAAGGAGAGTTCTCAACTACCTTAAAATCGATTTCGTTGGCTTTAGGAAAACCTACCAAAGTTTGGTATCCCCATTGAACCGCACGTGACGGCTTATTGGTTGCGTTGAAGGTCTCGTCGCGTCGAAGTTCCGATGCATCAGTCCATACCTCACGACGATCAAGTCCGCTAGGAACGACACCGAAGCGATTTACTCGCCATATTTCACCAACACCAACAGCAGCGGAATCCCACGGTGGAAGGTTGACAACAGCTACATTTTTATGCGCTTTATCAGACTTCAGACGACGGACATCTTGTATATTTCCAATTGACTCAGAAAATACAGTTTGGAAAGTGTGATTCGTTTTGTCTTCACCGTAATATAGCTTGAAGTACATTAGAACACTTCCGGGCCTATTACGAATTGTGAACCCAAGAGAGTTTGAAACGCAAAGCTTCTGAACGGCGTCATAGAGGTAGTCCCCATATTTAACCACGTCAAATACCGTCGGATCTACAAAATCCACAGGTGGCGTGGTGTCGATATTAAGGAAATCCACACGTCGTTCAGGAATGGTGGCTAGCGCACCCATGTTGTGAAGAACTAGGTAGCGTAGGAAGGCCGTAAGTGTGTTGCTCGACGGTGCTACCGAAGTCACATCGCAGATACGACGATCCATGATCGACGATAGCGATCGACCAGTTACTTTGACATGTTCCTCTTCTTCAACAGACTCAACTACCATTGTTTCCTCCGAAGAGGGGATAGACAAATATGATGTTCTATTCAACAAGTCATACGTGTCTTCCCCTCTTGGAAGAAGTAGCTCAAAGTCCCCACTAGCCATGTACCGATCGGTCCAAATAAGAGAGCCGAAGTTCTCAAATATTCCCTCTACATTAAACAAAGAGTTTTGTGCATATACTTCCATGACTTACAACCCTTCGTACAATGTAATCCAACTCACCTTAACCACCACATGTATGGGTGCAAAGTTAGTTGAGGTATATGAAAATGATGAGGACTTTTTAGCCCTGAGTAGCGGCCATTGACTTTCTTTGAGAAAGAGGCCTTGACCGTCGTTACCAGTGAGAGCTCCAATAATATTGAAAGTCTCGTTGGCAATTGGACGATGGAGTATTGCCGACTTACTACCTACAACAGAGTTGAGTGTAATAATGTCTTGTGATCGAAGACGATAGCCACCGGTGAGACCCATTAGGTTAGCGTCTTCGATACGGAATCCTCGAGTGGGATATCCTGCGGTTACTTGATTGACTTGGATAGCCCCAGCCTGAGGCGCAGGTGTTCCGCTGATAACCTGCGCCTCGACTGTAACTCCAGTATGAATTCCACCAGTATATGGAAGCGTTATTGCAGAACCATCGCTCGGCAATATAACGAAATCATCTACTGCTGGATACTGGATGAAATATGGATCTTCACACACTACCGAGACTTGCATCGTCGGTTCTTTTGCAAAGATCTCGGGCTCGACAGTTTCCACACGTCCAAATATCTGACGCATTTTGGAACCTGTCTTAAATACCATCTCAATCACTTCCCCAACTGGGAAGTAGTCGTAGAGGGCGTAGCGTGAATCCTCAACCGTTCGTCCTCGGCGAACAGCTGTCAGTTCGAGCTTGAAAACAATGTTTCGAGCCCCAATCTGAGTTGAGTTATGACGCACGCCAGCGCCACCTACTTTTTGTGAGGAGTTAAACTGGGCCGCAACCGGACCCAGACCTTGAATGTCTGCAATCCTGATGCCGTTATTACTTTTTCCAAGATATAGAGTTTCCTCTACGCCGCGGTCCCAGTTATTAAGGTATACGGATTCGATCATTATCGATCACCACTCCTTTCAAGGTCGAGATCTGGTTGTTTGTCCGACGGTAAATATCGATTTCCGACAGAGCCTTCGGTGATGTGTTGTACTGGTTGTAGGTAACCTGTGCGGGTTCCTTAGGATCAGTAGAATTAACGAACATTTCAGCCTTAGCTTCTCGGTTCGCCTCAGCAGTCTTAGACAAGACGGTAGCCTTGCCATATGTACCACTAAGATTCATCAATGAAGGTGAAAGCATTCCATCGATATTTCCAGCTTCCTTCTTTACAGAAGAGAGGTCCAGTACAGGACGAATGGTCGGGTTCATATTCATATCCGTAGCCGATACCAGCTGACTGATATTCGACATGGACTGCTTGAGCGTATCAAGCGCAGAAGAACCAATGTCTCCGACAGCCGATACTACTCGACCGCCATATTCCTTCGTACCATTCGCCCAACCGAGACCGGTGTACTTACCAACCGCAAAGAATTCACGAGAAGGTGAGTGGATACCAAGGATTCTCTTTGCTTCATTCAGCGCAGAGTTAGCCATGTCACCAATCGATGTAAGTACACGCCCACCCATGGTTGCGAGACCGTTGACCATACCATTGACGATTGCTTCCGCAAGATCGGCACCAGCATTAGCCATACGAGTGGAGTTGTTCTTTACTGAGGTAGCCATACCTTCGATGAAGGATACGACAAGATTGACGCCTGACTCGATAATCTTTGGAAGACCTCGAGCGATGCCGTCAATGAATTCAGTAATAATCTTGGCTGCAGCATCAATCAGCTTACCGATATTGTTAGCGATACCCTCAAGGATACCGACAATAATCTTCATGCCCGCATCAACGAATAGTGGAAGAGCTCGAACCAGAAGTTCGACCAACATAACGATAAGTGCCCAGAGTGTTTCACCAATCTTAGGCGTTACTGCGATGATACATTCAAGAAGTGCCAACAGCAATATTGTGAAGGCTTCCACAAATATGGGTACTGCTCCGCCGATTACTTTAGCGAATTCGACAATACCCTCTGCCAATTTCTGTAGAGCAAGGGGTATCAATGCAAGGATACTTGCTACGAATGCGATAAGGGCTGGACCTGTAGCTGTAACCACCGTTGCGATGATTGCAAGACCCGCTGCAAACGCAGCCACGCCGATACCAGTAGCAAGCAAGCCGAGACCCAACATTGCTATGGCAGTACCCAACGCGAATATGACTGGGACGATGGGCGCCATGATGAGACCTGCCAAACCAAATATGATGAAGACCGCAGCAAGTGCAGCCATGCCCATACCAATTTGTTCCCAACTCAAATTACCAAGTTGGACAAGCACTGGCGCAAGGATTGCAAGACCTGCTGCAACCACGAATAGTGCGGCAGCTCCGGCCAATGCGCCCGTCATCATATTCATACCAATAGCGAGAATGAGCATGGCACCGCCAAGAGTAACGAGACCCTTGCCGATTTCTTCCCATGACATGCCGCCCATTGATTGAAGTGCCTGAGAAAGGATCAACAAAGCCGCAGCAATAACTACAAAAGCAGCCGCCTTGACAATGATATCCTTCTCATTAACACCGTTCATAGCCATCGTAATGACCTTGAGAGCCACGGCCATAACAATCAGACCCTGTGCAGCTACACCAAAGTTCAAGCTACCCAAAGCACCAATTGCATCAGCCATAACCTTCATTGCGTAACCCATGATGCCGATTGCGATTGCAGTCTTGATCATATTTCCGCCGTCGCCGACACTCTTGCTGAAGTTGTTCAGAATCAAGAGGACTATGCCCAGAGTAGCGAGACCCTGAACAAGACCGCCGAGATTCATCGCAGCGAAGTCCGCCATAGCGCTAGCCATGATCTTCAACGCAATACCCAACAGAATAAGGCCCGCTGCGGAAGCCATAGACCCCGCATTGACCTTAGTCATGTTGTTGAATATAGAGAGTGCCGTGAGCAACCCAGCTACACCAATAAGGCCCTGAATCATCCCACCAAAGCTAAGCGCCGCAATATCAGTCACAGCACTAGCTAGAATCTTGATAGCCACAGCTACAGCCATAAGACCGATGCCAGTAGCAATCAAGTTTGCAGGATTCTTCGCCATAGCTTCAGTCGTCTTAGCCAATGCAGCCAAGAGAACTGCTACACCGAACAGACCCTTAATAAGCTCACCCCAGCTGAGTCTGGAGAGGAGCATCACAGGAATCGAGAGGATTGTCAGAGCAGTTGCCAAGAGAATCATCGATGCTGCGATAAATGGTAGCTTGATGAAGCCCGATCCGATTGTGATCTTATCGAGTGCTTCCATTGCCTTACCGAGAATTACCACCATGACACCAATACCGATAAGAGCCTTTGTGAGGTCTCCGGAGTTGATCATGGACAGTGCCACTACAGATATGGTCAAGATGCCGATTGCGATTGCGATCTTCATCAAGGTATCTGCCTGAAGGTTCTGCTGCATCGCCCCAAGCGTGCCAGTCAAAGCTTCCAGAACACCATTGATTGACTCAACAGACGTTTCCAGATGCTTCATGAGACTGTCCTTCATCCCATCACCCATACCAGTAAGCTTCTTGAAGAAGTTACGGAAGAGCAGAACCAAGCCAGCCAGAAGGCCGGTGTTAACCAAGTCCAAACTCTCTTCGAAGCTGACATCAGTCAGAGCATTCTTGATGTTGTCCTTGATGTCTTGGAACATCTTGGCAATAGCTTCACGAACCGGAAGCATCTTCTGCCAGATCTGGTTGACTACTTCCCCAGCCTTTTTCCAACCTTCGGAAATAGCATCGCCCATACGCTGAAGAGATTCGATACGTTCCCGCACACGTGTCATTGCAACGTCGACACCCTCATCGAGTGAGGATACAAAGATACCTATGACACTTACGAGTGCAAAGAATACATCGATTCCACTAGACAATGCGCCAACCAATTGACCACTAATAAAGCTGGCAAACTTGGAAATGAAGGGCATTGCTGCGCCGCTAATAAAAGAGGCCATATCAAAGATCGCTATTGCGAACTGCAATACAATCGGAATAACTCGACCCAATGCAGAACCCATAGTGGTAGCTACAGTCGCAAGTCCCTTGAAGAAATTCTCAATGAACTTAGAGTTCTGGATTCGTTCAGTCAGCTTAGCCAACATGTCAGTTACAGGCTGGAGACTTCCCTTGATGGAATCGCCGCCTGTAGCAAACGCCTTAAAGAATGCAACCACAACACTGATAGCACCAGTGATGATACTTAGTCCTATTTTGATGATTGTAAACAGGAGCTTGAAGGCTTGACCGATGAAGTTAGCAGTTTCCTGACTTGGCATCATAGCTGCAGTCAAGTTGCGGATTCCCACCGTAATGTCATACAATCGCTGCCCAGTCATGGGTGGGAAGACGGAACGGAAGGCATCTTGGACTGGTTTGAGGATTCCCATCAGCGCTTTAAACGCGTTTGAGATCGCTTCGATCATGACCGTACGGCCACCAAGCGCATTCCAGTCACCAAGGACCTTGTTTCGTGCATCTGCAGAGCCCTGAACCATAGATCCAATGACGCCGTAGACGCTAGTCCACATTTCCTTAGCCTGCTCGAAGTCACCAAGGATCAGCTTCCAAGATTGTGCCCAGCCGGAGCCAGTGATTTCTTGAAGTGTGCCTGTCAACTGTGTGAAGGTCTTGATCTTGGTTGCGGCATCCTGAGCAGTACGAGCCATCTCCTGAATTCCAACGATCTGTTCATCGTTGTAACCCATTGCTCGGAGTTGTTCATCCGTCAAGTCACCAGTCATCTTCGACAGGGTTTCGTTCATGACCTTAGTCGTGACCCAGCCCTCTTGAAGAGACATTCGGAAGCTGCCGTGCTTGGCAATCAAGCCGTCGACATTCTGACCCTGATTCTTAGCAGTCTGAATAAGCGCGTCTTGGAATACCTTACCGCCCATACCAGCATTAACTACCGAGTTCCAGTCCTCAAGACCGACCTTACCGGCCGACATTGCCTGAGAAAGCTGGTACATCGCAGTCGATGCCTGCTGAGAGTTTGAGCCAGAGACTGCAGCAAGGTTTGCGATACCCTTAATAGCTGCGGTCGAATCATCCAAGCTAACGCCTGCTGAGGTGAACGTACCAATGTTCTTGGCCATTTCAGCAAAGTTGTAGATGGTCTTATCCGAGTAGTGGTTCAACTCATCAAGAGCACCATTTACATCTCCAAGGGTTTTGTTTTCCCATTGGGTGTTAGCCATAATTGTCTGGATAGAACCGAGGTTTGTCTCATATTCTGCCAGACCAGATTTAGCGGGATCAAGGAACAGTGATCGAGCCATATCGGCACCGACCATTGCAGCCTTAACACCGATGGCGCCAATAGCAGCGATACCAGCAATCGACATTGCACTGATGCTAGATTTAGCATTCTCAGCACCATTCGTAATCGGCAAGAATGAAACTGCTTTGGTAGCCAGATCCATATCTGCGATACTTTGTCGAACGGTTTGTGCTCCATTAACAACGTTCTGGAACGAGAAGTTCTGCGCAGACATCTTGAGGTTGCCGATGCTACGTTGAACTGAATCAAAGTTGAGATTCTGCTTGATGTTGGTAGCCGCATCAACAACCGCTTTTGCTCCTGATTGGAACGTAGTGGGGTCGAGTTTGAGGTTTACCTTTTTACCGGCAGCATCAAGATCACCAAGAGACTTTACAGCCCCATCAAACTTGAGCTCTTGTTTTAGTTTCTTAGCGGAATCAACTGTGGATTTAACTCCAGCGTCAAGCGTATTGGTATCAAACTTTAGGTTGACTTTCTTGCCAGCGGCATCGAGGTCTCCCAAAGCTTTAACGCCTGCGGAAAAGTTTAGACTGTTTTTAAGTCCATCCAACGAGGACAGAGTCGTCTTAATACCAGCCTCGAATTGGCTGTTGTTGAACTTAATTGAGACGATGCGCTCGTCAATGGTACTCATGCAGATGTCACCGCCTTCCATACGTTATCTGCAATTTTGTCAAATACAGGTTTCATTGCCGGGTTAATGAAGTCCCGTCCTTGAACATAGCCACCGGTTCCTGTACCATGCCCATACTGCAAGAGAATAGCGACAGGAGTTCCAGCGACGACGTGCGAGTTTGTCCACTCAATAGAGTGCTGCCCCTTGGAACTAGTAACTTTATAGCTCCAAGAGGCAGCAGTCTTACGGGAGTCAACTGGGGTAGCCGATTCCAGAGCGGCGACTCCTTCCTGACCATAACGTTCGAGAGACTTAAAGAGCTCTTTTCTCGCCATTTTCCTCAGGAAGTCCTCGGTCTTTTTAAATGAACCTTTCGATTCGAATGAAATAGCACCCAAGATGACTCCTATTTTGATGATGTTAATCTATTGCCCAGCTAATGCTAGCCAAGGACAAGTTTGTTATGGTCCCCGAAGTAGCAGACCACAACTTTCCAGATAGAGTTCCCTCATCTGGACCATAAACTGCAATACGAACTGGAGCTCCAGCATCTGCGATCATAACAACCACATCGCCGGTACCAACGGCAGGGCATAGATTAGCGGGGAAGGTAGCGAAGTTTGTAGCCACACCACCCGTACCACCAATGCGTCCCATCAAGCTCAATCGTCCAGCTCGAACTCGGTATTTTGGAGCATCCCAACCAGAGGCGGATGTCCATCCATTGAGTAGAGTGAACGACGTCCAATCAGTATCATCCGGATAACCTGTCGCGCCTCTTGGGCCTGACAGAGTAATGTTCCAATCAGAGAACGTTCCTGATCCACCAGTTTCGATAACGTTTACTGAAATAGCACTTGTGCTAGCATTAAATGTGGTATAACCCGCCATGTAATTAAGTGGGTTGGCTCTGGAACTAATCCGAACGTAAGTACCGGTCATGAACCCTAGAAAAACGGGTATGTTCATAAAGGTCTTTGCGCCCGTACCAATGGTGACGGAGGAGTCTGATACCGATCCTGTATGAGCATCGATACCGTTAACGCCACCATCTCCAGGATCACCCTTAGGACCTTCAGGACCCATTGGACCTTGTACGCCCGTTGAACCCTGAGGTCCTTGGATTCCTTGCGGACCGGTTGCCCCAACGGGAATTCCAAAAGCAAACGTTCTTGCGGTTGACGTTCCGCCGAGCGTTACTGTTGGAACTGAGCCTGCTGCCAAACCACTAGCGGTTGCGCTAGTGATTGTTCCAGCAGGACCCGTGGGTCCCGTTGATCCCGTAGGACCCGTGGGACCTTGCGAACCCGTAGCACCCGTAGGGCCAGTTGGAATGCCAAACGCAAATGTTCGAGCAGTTGATGTTCCACCAAGCGTTACTGTAGGTGTAGCACCGGCAGCCAATACACTTGCGGTTGCGCCTGTAATTGTTCCCGAAGGACCGGTAGCGCCAGTTGAACCAGTAGGTCCGGTGGGACCTTGAATGCCCTGAGGACCAACATCACCCGTGTCACCCTTTGGGCCCGTTGCACCGGTTAGACCCGTGTCACCCTTTACACCTTGTGGACCCGTAGGACCAGTAAGGCCAGTGGGACCGGTAGGACCTACATCACCAGTGTCACCCTTTAGACCCGTGGGTCCGGTTGGACCAGTAGCACCTGTAGGACCCGTGGCACCCGTTGCTCCAGCTGGAATACCAAAAGCAAAGGTTCGTACAGTCGATGTTCCACCAAGAGTTACCGTTGGGGTTGCTCCAGCAGCCAAACCACTTGCAGTTGCCCCAGTGATTGTTCCGGCAGGTCCTTGAGCACCTTGAATACCTTGGGTGCCTTGAACACCCTTAATACCCGTTAAGGAAAGATCCCAATCAGCAAAGGTTCCCGACCCACCAGTTTCAGTAACGTTGACTGTAATTCCGCTTACGCCGTTATTTGCCGTAACTACGCCAGCCATGTAATTATTTGGATTAGCTCTTGATGCTGCACGAACATATGCATTAAGTTGCCAATTCAAAAATACCGGAATTGATCCAAATGTTTTCGAACCGGTACCAATGGTATTTGATGTGGTCGAAGTAGATCCAGAATATGCAGGAATACCCTGCAGCCCCTGCGGACCCAAAGGACCTTCGGGACCAGTGGGTCCTTGGGGGCCCTGTGCGCCCGTCGATCCCGTTTGACCTTGTGGGATACCGAAAGCAAAGGTTCTTGCCGTTGATGTGCCGCCGAGAGTTACTGTAGGTGTCGCTCCGGGAGCTAGAGATCCAGCAGTTGCACCGGTGATTGTTCCCGAAGGACCTGTGGCACCTGTAGCACCTTGGATACCTTGGGAACCAGTGTCACCCTTTACGCCCTGAATACCTTGCGGTCCTTGTGGACCCGTAAGACCAATTGGCCCAGTATCACCCGTGTCACCCTTTACACCTTGAGCACCCGTGGCACCGGTTGGAATACCAAAAGCAAATGTTCTTGCCGTTGATGTTCCACCCAATGTGATTGTTGGGTTTGTACCGGGCGTAAGAGCGGTGGCGGTTGCACCGATAATCGTTCCTGAGGGACCTGTAGCACCAGCGGGACCTTGAATACCTTGAGCACCTGTATCGCCCGTGTCACCCTTTGGACCAGTTGCGCCAGTTAGACCAGTATCACCCTTTAAGCCCTGAGGTCCGGTTAGACCTGTGGGACCTGTAGCACCAGTTAGACCTGTATCACCCTTAACGCCTTGAGGACCCGTTGGTCCAGTAAGACCTGTGGGGCCCGTAGGACCAGCAACACCTTGAATGCCTTGAGGACCTTGTGCTCCAGTGGCACCCTTTACACCAGAAAGATTAATATCCCAATCTGCAAAGGTTCCCGATCCACCTGTTTCAACAACGTTGACTGTAATCGCACTTACACTACCGTTTGGGGTAATGTAACCAGCCATGTAATTAGCGGCATTTGCTCGAGAAGATATACGAACGTATGCACCATTGATGAACCCCAACACAACTGGAATATTCGAAAAGGTCTTTGAGCCTGTTCCAATAGCAATTGATGAGTTGGATGTCGATCCTGTGTATGCATCTATGCCATCGATACCTTGTGGGCCTATGGGCCCTTCGGGACCTGCTGGACCCATCGGACCTTGAGCTCCAGTTGAGCCTGTAGCACCTTGAGGGATAGCGAAAGCAAACGTTCTTGCCGTTGATGTTCCACCAAGGGTTACTGTGGGAGTTGAGCCGGGAGCTAGCGAACTCGCAGATGCGCCAGTAATTGTTCCCGAAGGACCTGTGGCACCAATCGGACCAGTATCTCCCGTGTCACCCTTTACACCTTGAGGACCAGTAGCACCAGTAGCACCTGTCGGAATACCGAAAGCAAAGGTTCTAGCAGTTGAGGTACCACCCAAAGTTATGGATGGGTTTGTACCGGGCGCAAGAGCGGTGGCGGTTGCGCCAATGATTGTTCCAGAGGGACCTGTGGCACCAATAGGACCTTGAATGCCCTGAGGACCGACGTCACCCTGAGGACCGGTAGGGCCCGTTGGGCCCGTGGCGCCAGTTGAACCAGTTAGACCCGTGTCACCCTTTACACCTTGAATACCCTGAATGCCCTGAGGTCCTTGCGGTCCCACACCACCCTTTAGGCCTGAAAGATAGATATCCCAATCTGCAAAGGTTCCTGATCCACCTGTTTCAACAACGTTGACTGTAATCGCACTTACGCTACCGTTGGCAGTTTTATAGCCAGCCATGTAGTTGTTTGGATTAGCCCTAGAGCTAATGCGAACGTATGCACCGTTGATGAAATTTAAGACAACAGGAATATTCGAGAAGGTCTTTGAGCCCGTACCAATAGCGACGGATGAATCGGATACCGATCCACTATATGCAGGAATACCTTGCAACCCCTGTATACCCATCTCGCCTTCGGGACCTTGAGGACCTGTAGGACCTTGGGCACCGACTGGACCTTGAGGACCTTGCGATCCAGTATCACCCTTCACACCTTGAGGGCCCGTTGGACCGGTAGGGCCCGTTGGACCCGTGGCGCCAGTTGCACCTTGAGCACCCGTAGCCCCTGTTGGAATACCAAAAGCAAACGTTCTTGCCGTTGACGTTCCACCTAATGTTATCGATGGGTTTGTACCGGGCGTAAGAGCAGTTGCCGTTGCACCAATAATTGTTCCGGAGGGGCCTGTAGCACCAATGGGACCTTGAATACCTTGAGGACCGACTTCACCCTGAATGCCCTGAGGTCCTTGTGGACCAGTATTACCCTTAACACCTGACAGAGAAATATCCCAATCGGCAAAGGTTCCTGATCCACCGGTTTCAACCACATTTACAGAAATAGCGCTTACGCTGCCATTAGCGGTGGTAGTACCCACCATATAGTTATTTGGATTGGCTCGTGAAGCAATTCGTACATAAGTTCCGACGGGCCAGTTTAGAACAACTGGGATAGAGCCAAAGGTCCTAGAACCAGTGCCGATGGTGATGGTGCTTGTGGAAACTGACCCGGAATATGCGGGAATACCTTGAAGTCCCTGTATACCCATCTCACCTTCGGGACCCTGAGGACCCTGAGGACCTTGAGCACCCTGAGGACCGGTAAGGCCTTGTGAACCCGTGTCGCCCTTTACACCCTGAGGACCTTGGATACCCTGAGGACCAGTAAGACCGGTGTCACCCTTTACACCCTGAGGACCCGTTGGGCCTGTAAGGCCTCGGGGACCTATCGGACCTTCAGCACCAGTTTCACCTTGAATACCTTGGGGTCCAACATCTCCTACGTCGCCCTTTACACCCTGAGGTCCTTGGATTCCTTGCGGACCTGAAGGACCGATATCGCCCTTAATACCTTGGGTACCCTTTACAAGACCGGCATTTTTATTGGTCCCCCCAACCGTAGTTAGAATGAGGTTACCATTTGCATCGATGAGACCATCTGTAACGGAGGCCGCTTCGATTTGGAGCATTCTCTGTGCGGTGAGGCCTGTAACTGAAGCCATATTTCCTCCTTAAGTTATAGCGAACTAACTTTGTACATTGACCCATCGATGTAAACTGCCGAGGGTGAGTGGATTTGAAAGGTCGTACTGTCAAGCATTTCAACAATATGATCAGGACCTTCGGCAGTGAACGTACCATCGCCGTTGTCCGTGATTTTAAGCATTGAATTTTCTTGGAAAATATCCAAAACTTCTTCTGGAGATGGAAGTCGGGGATTTTCATCACCGTTACCATAGAGAATATCCTCAAGGACTGCGATAGTCTCAGGATATGTCTTTGTGGTGTCGATTATTAGATGTGCACTTTGAACGCCATCGATATCCAGAGGAGTTGTAGTGATATCCCAACTGAAAGTTGTAAGATCATCTGAATCACTGATAGAAATATAATCAACATCGGATACTTCAGCGAGAGCATTATATACGATATGGATTTTGTAGCCTAATTCGAGACCGACTAAGTCATTTCCTAGACCAGTTCGATAACTAAAACCAAATGTTGGGCGTTCTTGTCCAGATACGAGGTCATCTTCGACACCATCATATTTGGAAAATTCAATAGGGTATGTAAAAGCCTCGATTTTTGCAGCGAAGCTTCCTACATCATCACGTCTATCGATTGGAACGCCGTCAATATAGAAGTATTCGGGGGCCTCAAAGGAAGGAGCCTCCGTAACTGATATCAGACCATTCCAAGCAACGCCCGGTCCATTTTCTGGAAAGAATACGCCTCGATCTACGCCATCTTCATATAGACGACTCCCGTGTGTATCCCATTGGATCTTAACCATTTACAGAGGCTCCTTTCTTATTAGAGGTATGTAGCACTTACAGTAATGCCCGCAGCTACAGCAGTATTGTCTGATGGAGTTCCAGTACCCATGCTAATTCCGATGCCCGCTGTGAATCGCTTACCAAGCAATCCAAAGTCCTGACATAGATGTGTTCCCGCAGGAATATATAGCGTGGCGATGGGAACGTCTGTTGCAGGGACCGGAGTAGTTGTCTTGTTATAGAGCTTCAGATATATGTTCGAGATCGAAGAGTTGAATATCGAAAGCTCTGTAAGAGAACCCGGAGTAGATTTAACTACTGCAGCATTCGTCGAAGCCGCACTGTTCAAGAAATATGCCGAGCCAGTAGCCGGAGCTACAAGGAAGTTTCCCGACTGCGTGACAGCGTGCGTTTGAATTGCAGGAATCGGTTCCGTAGCATATGTACCACGAATAAGAGTCCAATGCGCAATAGAGCTTGCTGTGACGGTAACCGAAGTTCGAATACGCATCCAACGAACGGCATTTACCGAGGCTTCCCACGCATATGTGGTTCCTGCACCCGCGACGATTCCCAAGTTAGTTGCCTGAACTTCGGGAGTATTTGCGTTAGTACGAACTGCTTGAATTCCAAACCAAGTGCCATCGGTACCGTTGGTGGAATCGATTGATCCTTCGAATACGAAAGTTCCAGCAGCCATCGTTGCTGTGCCGGTGTTCTTTACGTGCATGACGATGTTGGATGCGTCTGTAACATCTACAAAAAGTGTAGATGCAGCACCAACAAGATCGCCTTCTACAGGGAGAAAATATCCCGGCTTAGAAGCAACACGTAGACGACCGTCCGGATTCAAACTGAGCGCAGCCATTACACCCTCAGCAAGAGCTTGTTCAGCCGCGGTCGCCTTTCCTGCCAGAAGCAGATTTGTAATTGTCATTTTTAATCTCCAACGACTAGTTTAAGGACGGCGAAATCTCCGCCAGAAGTATCAAGCCACATTCGCTCTTCACCAGTCTTGAGATCTGGAGGATTGATAGCTTTATGAACTCGAACCAACTCGTTCGTGTAGGTGTACCCTTCGGTATCCGAACCGATTTCAGCAATTAGTTCGATATGCGTATAGCCAACGTATAGATTGTTGAGCTCATATGCTGAAGGCAAATATGGCGACGTATTGTCAGTGCCATATAGCATAGATTCGATTTCCGTCAACAATTCAAGTGGTGTTTTTCTCGAATCAATGATGAAGTGTGCGCTGGGTGCATAGTCACTCGTGTATGGCGGAAGGGTTGTGATGTCCCAGCTAAATATGATTGGTTCAATGTCATCACTTAAGGATGTATTTGAACGTTCCGGTGGCGATGCTAAAGCATTGTACACCAAATGGATTTTATAGCCATGCTCCATACCATCAACGTCATTACCAATCTTAGTTCGGTAACTGAAACCGAAAGATTCCCTTGGTTGCTGACTTATGAAGAGACCATTATGGATGGAATCCAATCCATCACATCGATCGAATTCTTCAGGGCTAGAATACGCTTCAATTGTAGCTTCGAACTCTTCAGCCGAGGCTACGTTTAGGTATTTATAACCATCAATGTAATACGGTTGAGCTTCACCACCAGTAGGAGATTCGGATACAGAAATCAGTCCGTTCCAAACGACTCCATCCAACCCTTCTACATACAAGACGCCTCGATCGACGCCCAATTCATAGAATCGTTCTCCGGAATTACCCCAAGTAAGTTTCGTCATTCAGATCCTCCTTCCTATGATTAGCCTGTAGTCTTATGTTCTGCAAGTCGAGCCTCATTCAATCGACGACGTTCCGCAATAGCATCAGCCTTGTTGGCATTCTTCTTAGGCGGAGCATTCTTTTCATTGAATACCTTGATGAGTGTGAAGAGCCGGTTCAAATGCCAGTATTCACACTCTTTATCGATGCCTGCTGAAAACATCCAGTAGTAGATCACTTCTGAAGTGATGATCTCTCGAGTGTTTCGTCCTTTAGCTTGGCCCGCCTTTTCAGAGAACCAAGTTGCAGACATCTTTGCATTGATGTAGTCGTTGACTTGTTTAAGATGCTCATTCGTGAGGTTTGTAAAAACCTCCGGAGGAACATTAGGGGTTAGACACATCGAGTGGATGTACCCTAAAGTTTCTTCAGTTGTTTTTTCCTCAGGACCGAGGAATGGCTTTTCCCAAATCGACTCCCATTTTGAAAGAGAGATTAGGGAATGCTCCAACTCAAGAGTTGTACTGTTTGGGTAGACGAACTGTTGCAGCTCTTCGTCCCAATCTTCTGCTCCAAGAATTGTAAGTGTGAGCATTCCCTAATCTCCTTTCGGTATGGCTTAGACGTACTTGAACAGCCAGTCGTCGTCGGTGACAAGCGGGAACTTGTAGCCGAGTGCCGGACGTGCGTTAACAACCGTGTCCTTGGTGATGACAACGTTGCCAGTCTTCTTGATACCATCAATGAAGTACTCGACACCGGTGACGGTCGGAATGGTGATCGTCTTGGTTGCCGAGGTGTAGGTCGGAGCCGTGGGCTCAGCCTGAGTCAGCGACGTAGCGAAGAGGGTCAGAACTTCGGCCGGAAGCGGCAGACGGGCATTGGTGCCAGCCGTACCGTACAGGATGTTCTCGAGTTCCAACAGCTTTGCAGCGTTGACCTTGGTGGAGTCGATCGTGAGAATCGACGAGTTCTTGTAACCGGGTACGGCAACAGGAGTCGTGGACAATTCCCAGCTGAGGGTGATCGCCTCGGGTGAATCGTTAACGGTTGCGTAGGCCTTCTCCGTGGGAGCAGCCATTGCGCCGTAAACGAGGTGGATCTTGTAGCCGAAGTCGGAACCAGAAACGTCGTTACCAACGCGGGTCTGGTAGGACAGACCGAAGACCTTGCGGGTCTGCTGACCAACGGACACACCCAGCGTGGGCATGGCGGTGCCATCGCACTCAGCGAACTCGATGGGGTACGTGAAGGCCTCAAGAGTCGCACCGAAGTCTTCGGCCGAGATGAGGTTCAGGTACTTCATGTTGTCAGCGTACTGAGCGTTTGCTTCAGCGCCCGAGGGGCTTTCGGTTACGGATACGAGACCGTTCCAAGGGAAGCCAGTGGTGTAGGCGCCTCCGGCATCGGTCTTGTAGAGGACGCCCTTGCTGACGCCCGTCTCGTAGAAGCGTTCTCCTACGTTATCCCATGAAAGTACAGTCATGGTTTCTCCTTTTAGTAATAGAGTTGAAAGACTTCGTGATGAAGGTTGTCTGCTACGAACTTCCGTGAGAAAGAACATAGCGGTAGTGCAGCGACAGCGTCAGGAATTGCACTAAGTGCGCTTCGATCGATTACCGTGACTTGATAACGTTTGGTACTTCGGTACGGAAGATTGTTCGCATGCGTGATTGCCCTGTTATCCAACTGGTAGATAATACAGGGGTACTCAAGCGTAACGTCAGAGGGTGTCTGGAAGTAAACCTTCGTTACTCCCGGTATCCCACTAAGCAGCGTTTGGAGTTGTGCTCGTCGGTCCGTTGTAAACACCTCCAAGGCTCAAGATAAGGCGGGGTCGTTGGACTTCGACTCGGTCGAGTTCCCACAATTCGCCTTCATACCTGATGTAGCGGATGGAACGCAGATGCGTAAAAGCAAATGAGTCAGCCACAACGCTAATGGAGTGGTTCAAAGTGATGTTGTTATTAACGCTGTCACTAGAAAGGAACCTTTGGGCGTTCGAGAGGACGTTACCAATGTACTTTCGTTCACTGATAACGTCCTCCCAAACTCCGGGCGCTATTTCTACAGTGTCTCCGAAACCGATTTCACCGTAGAACCGTGCCATTTTGAAGTACTACTACGGTGCGGTGTAGCTGAAGGTCCAGTTACGGGTCGACAGCGGAGCCAAGTAGTAACCCGTGGTCGGTTCTGCAGATACATCCGTGTTCTCAGTGATCACGATGTCGCCTGCAGGAACAACCGAACCGTCGATGAGGTACTCAACGCCGGTCTTAGACGGGATGGTCAGGGTGTTGGTGGAGGTGTTGAAGGTCGGAGCCGTAGCTACGACTTCAGTACCCTGATCACGACGGATGACCAGAGCCGACTTGGGCTTGGTCAGTGCACCCGACATGCGGGTTTCCATCAGGTACTTGTACTGGTTGAAGTCGATGTCGAAGTCCTCGAAGGAGGTGATTTCACCACCCTTGTTGGTACCGATGGTGTAGTCGATCAGGTTGACGATGATACCGATGAGGGTAGCGTCTTCGCCCATGGGCTCAACCGGAACGATTTCCTTCACGCGGATCGCTGCAGCCAGTGAAGCCTCGGTCTCGTAGAGACGACGGCCCATCTTGTCCTTGAGCAGGAGCATCTCAGTCAGAACGGCGTCCGTGGTGTAGAACGTCGGGGAACCGGCGCCACGGTAGTTGGTACGTGCGCGGGTAATCTCGTCGATCATCACGTCCGGAGCAACGTTCGCTGCCAGCTGAACCTTGTGAGCGTAGAGCTCGTGGTCGTTGGCTACGGAGCGGATGCCGATACCATCGGTCTGGCCCTGCGGGTCCTTGATCTTGTCGGCGTGACCCACTGCACGACCGTCACCAATGAGGACTGCGCGAGCAATTTCCTCGTTCAGCATGAAACGGATTTCCCACTTCAGCCATGAGATGATGTCGATGTCCGTGATGTCGATAACGTCGTCACGGTCCAGCTTCTGCTTCTTGTAGATGGTCGCGGGAGAAGTGGAGCGCTGCAGCAGCACAACGACTTCGTCCTTCTTCAGGCTACCCTTGGTGTAACCCTTGGCACGAGCTTCCTCGGCGGTCAGGTCGGCAAGGATAGTCTTGACCTTGGCGAACGGGGAGTGCTTCGTGGCACCCAGAACCTTGGAGACCCATTCCGTCTGACGGGAGATGAGCTCGGGCTGCTGGGAAGAAACGCGAGCGTCCGGGAAGAGGACGTCGATGTTCTCGATGCCGTAGTCGGCGTGCTCAAGGGTGAAGGACTCGAAAGCCTTCTTGAAGGAACCCTTCTCGCGTGCGAGCTGGTTGATTTCGACTACGTCGGCGTGGGACAGAGTCTTGCGGACAACAGTGGAAGACCCACCGTCTGCGTTGTTTTCGAATGCGCTGTACTTCATGTTGGCAGAGCCTTCCTGATTGTGCTGGAGTTTTTCGGGTTCGGTACCGGACGGAGCGTCGGCATCGTTTTCGTCAGATGACTGATCGGCATCATCGGAATCCTGAGAGTCATCGGAGTTGTCCGAATCGTCATCATTTGAATCGTCGTCGGCGTCGTCCGAATGTTCGGCCGTTCCATCGGAGGATTCGTTGGCTGATTCGAGAGCTTCCCCGATCAAACCGTGGACTACCTCGAGTTGTTCGGAAGTGAACGAGTTAAGTACCTCATCCACATCGATCTCCTCATCGGTTTCGTCGTTATGAAGGACAACAGGATCATCGCCAGCTTCATCTTCATCGTTGTGCCGGACAGACCCGGAGGCTGCCTGACTGATGAGTGCGTAAAGAACAGTTTTCTGCTCTTCGTTCATACTCTTCACGATGTCTTCGACGGTCTTGTCGTCCGAATCGGCCGCTGCGTCATCATCGTCTGCGTGAGAGAGATC